GGAGAAGGGTATCTCTACTGAACAATCCATCGCCACGGAACCTGCAATGAAATATAACAGTAACGTTATATGAAAAAAAGGGATGGACACCACTCCATCCCTTCCACCTCACCTTGACCCTATGCTAGGATTATCTGTTCTCTTTCGCGCTGGGTAACTTTAAGATCTTAAAGTGGGAGGCAAACCCCTTCCTCCCTTGTTTTACAATTGTATCATCCAGTGTGAATCGTTGTCAAGTGCAACCCAGAAATGGTTTTTGCCATTCATGGATGTAAGAAATACATTCCTCCCAGTGTTTTGTTCAATAATGCACTGATCGTTACCATCCATGAGATTGGCAAAGCGATTCTTTGCTTTGTTCGAGATCGGTTTAACAAATGCGAGTTGCATGATGTTCTCGTCGAGATGTGCATAATCTAGTTGATGTCTCATGACTCGTCGAGATTGAATGTGCCACTAGATGATGTGGCACATCTCGTCGAGTTTAGAATTGAATCTCGTCTAGGGTTGGAGCATTATCTTGACTAGATTCACTGCTGTCCATCCCATCACACAGTGCATCAAGAATCGAAAGGATGCTGTTTCCATCAGTGCCTAGATTAAGTTGAGCGATCAGAAGTTCTTTAGTCATTGTATTAGTTAATAGTAATGAATGGATAACCTTCTCCATCAAACTCAAATGATGGTACACTATCTTCTAGAATAGTATCAGTCTCATAATCATAGACCTTTACCATTTTTTCTAGATCTTGAGTGGAGAGTAGTTGCAATTTTTTAAGAAGTTGTTGGTAGGTCATTTCCTCAGAGGAGAATTGTAATAACGACGGAAAGCAGTAAGAATAATGATGCCCGTTGAAAGAACACCAACCAAACCAAGGAAGGTAACAGCATCACCAGTGAAGTTGTAAGTGTCAGGAGTCATCAGAAATCCCAGTTAGAGTTCAGAAATGCGTTCCAAGTGCGCTCATCATTGTCTTCTTCATCCCTCATTTCGGGAATGTCCCAGATCTCACCAGGAGCATCAGCGATTTCAGTCCAGAGGGTGTCTTCCATGTGTTTGGGTGTGGTTGGTTGACTTCTTAAGTATAAGGGCACTGGAGGCGATCCTAGTGCCCTCTTGTGCCAGTTGTCAGAGTGCCATCACTTACCAGTCAGACCACAAGGTAGGGCAATCAGTCCCAATCGCTGATGTTCCAGATGCCCCACTGGCGACCGTTGAAGTGGGCGTCTCGGGTGGCGATTGCCTGCTCACGCTGGGCATTAGTATAGTTGTTCCACAGTGAGAGGTCGCCGCTGTTGTAACAGTCTGTCCATATCTTGTTTGCTTCGGTCAGGGTCATCGTCGGTTTGTTTCATATGAGAGTATTATAAGGCAAGAAAGGGCACCCCGAAGGATGCCCTGTGCCAGTTGTTAGGGTGTCACAAGATCACTGAAATCATGGCGGGATCGTTCCTTTACGATTACCCTATCTCCACCATAAGTCTCACCCCAATACTCACCTTCTTCACCTTTCCACACAATGTAACCCTTGGCAAGTGAACAGATAGATTTCAGAAACAAATCTTCCTGCCCTGTCTTACTATCATACCCATCAATGTGAAGATTTCCATCTTCATCAGTATGGGTATAAAATCCAAGTTCCTGAAGAATCTTTTCAGCATCCTTACAAGTCTCATGATAGTTCCACTCCATCCAAGAGAACCAGCAGGACTTATGAGGACCATACTCAGGTGCCTTATCCTTACCAGGATAAGATCCACCTTGTTTCTGACTGTTAGGAACAGTATAGTTTAGTACACACATGTCCTCATAAGCAGCATCCAGATTCTCAGCAGGAATCATGAAGGTGCTTTCTTGAATGGTGACGTAGTAACCCATGATGATGTGGTGGTTGGTTGACTTCTTAAGTATAAGGGCACTGGAGGCGATCCTAGTGCCCTCTTGTGCCAGTTCCTATGCTGTCACATAGTTAGGAATCTCCACACGCTCCACGATCTTATTATCCCAGTTGGCAAGTTTGAACGCTTTCCAGTTATCATTCAGATCGAAGAGGTACGCGTACTCTTCCCCACAGTTATCTGATACAAACTGATCAAATGTACTGTGAAGAACATTTACTTCATCTCCACGCTCTGAATGATACAGAGGTTGTGGTTCACGAGTTGGAGAATACACCCAATTGTCAGCATCATCCCGCACGATGTTGTTGTTCTCATCGCGGACTGCTTTAGATTCCCATACATGAGTTGTCCGAAGAGATGACATCGAACCACCATCAATCAGTTCTTGTACGTCTTCGCGGTTCTGATAGTGTTCTACCAGAATCTTACCATTGCCTTCTACATAACCATCCCAGTGGCAGTAGACGCTAACCACAGAGTGGTCAGGCATTTCGATTCCGATGCGTGAGCGAGTTCCCATGGTGTTGGTGAGGTGAACGATGTAAGTATTGCAGGGATCTCATGGTTTCACAAGACCCCTTGTGCCAGTTGTCAGAGTGTACTCAGGGCAGAACAATCAATGGACTTGATGCACCAACCATAAGCATCTGTAATCTCATTTACTAGGTCTTCCTCATCATCTGCTTCCCAGATTGATGTAATGGTATTATCTGTCACCTCTTTTTGATAATCTTCTGTAGGATACTCTTCATTCTCCATCTCAAAATCAAACTCAATCGCAGTGACTTGAAACTTCATGAGGTGTCTCAGGAACAAAGGTAATGTAGGGCACTCGGAGCGGTGTCTGTGTGCCCCGTGGACAGTGATCAAAGTGTCACAGGAGGTCTTCGTATTCCCCAGAGTCCATAGCGTCTTCCAGGGCGGTTAGAAGACCATCGAAGTCCTCAGACGATGGTAGCACACCGATGAGGATATTCACCAGATCTCCATATTCCTCGCGGAGTTCATTCAAATACTCCTTCCGATTTGCATACCCATTGTCAGTGTAGATGCTCATGGTGTGGTTCAGGTGTTGAACGAGTTCAATCTACGTCAGAAAAGCATGAGGTGCTCTACGTCTTGTGCCAATTTCTTTTCTGTCACAAGGAGATGGATTCGCTCCAGTTGTTCTGTGCTTTCGCGTACAGGAGTCCCGTCGTCGGTGTTGAAGAAATCATAAGAATCGATTTGCGTATGGTATAATGCCCCGTCTTGTTCATAATAGACGGTTTGATTATCAATAAAGAACTTCAAAACGGATCATACTCCTTTACATTAACATGCACATCCTCAGCACCTTCTAATTGTAGAAGATCTTTCCAGTTGATATCATACACATCTAGATCATCATAACAGTCGATGTCTAGAGTAACAATGACCTTACGTTTCTGCATTAGCATAAGAACTCGTTGCGAATGTGTACTAGATTCTATCATGCATAGTGTCGATAGGCAAGATCTTGATAGTCTTGCGCATCTCGTGCATAATCCTCGTCGAGATCCTGTGTGCCCTCGTCGAGATCTGCATAATCATTGCCGTATGTATAGTCGAGATCGTAGTCGTCGTACATAACTCGTCGAGATTGTGTGAGTGACTGTATGATTATAACATGACTCTCGACGAGATGCAAGTTTGATGCCCAGGTCTCGTCGAGATCATCATGAGATTATATAGGTCTTATAATGCAATAATGTCATATAACGCTAACATTATATAAGAATCTCGTATGGTGTGCCAGTTCTCATAGTGGCACACGGGGTCTTGACATTTTGTGCTCGGTGTCTTATAATGCGCTCGCCTAACTCACAAGAACCAGACACGTTTATAATGGTTTATAATGGTTTATGAGGTATTATAAGGGTTTAAAGAGTATAAGACTCAGACACATTTATAAGGTATTATAATCATATAACACTACCATTATACAAATTGATAAACATCAAATATATGTTTTTATTACCTTTTTTTAATTAACAATAATTTAAGAAAATGTAGTATCATTGATTATCATCTACAATTTTACGCAATTCAAGAAGTACTTCAGGTGTACACTTCTCTGGAATCATCTCATCCTCATCATCAGGATAAAACAATTCATTACAATAATAATCAAACAACTCATCATTCAGATAGGAGAGATTGTCCAATTCCTGATAGATCTCAGCAGAAAGTTTTTCAAACGTATTCAGTACTCGATTGGGAGTGTACATACTTGTAAGTTGTTGATTCATCATGGTTTTACAGTTTGAATGAGAATTCGTTCTTTGGTAGTGTCCCGTGCTTTTGCAAGTTGTTCAATTGCTTCTTGACGGTGTTTTGGAAGTTGATCCCATTCTACATGCTTTTCAATATAAGGTAAGGGAAGAAGTTTATCAATCTTATGGCATACTTTATCCAAAGAGTTAGAGATAAATTCTGCAGTTGCTTGTGCAATTGCAAACGGACCAAGCACAATCAACCGAATTGCAACAAAATGTGGAATGTATTTAATGTAAGGATAGGTTTTAGTCATGGAGAATGTTCAGCATTTTTTGATGAAACTGATCTGCTTCCACTTCACATTGATGAGATTCAGTTGGATCATCAATGCAGTATTGTTTCATATTCAGAGTGTGCATTACATCATTGAGAAGTTCAGTCAGTGCATCAATCTTTTGTGCGTCAGTCATTTGTTTGAGAGTTGATTGAGATCATTTACAATCCGTTGTGCTTCTGCTGGTGACTTACATTCGGAAGCAATGTAACTGAAACCATTGGAGAATGTTCTTTGAATCTGATTACCTTTAGCAGTATAAGATCCGTACTTAACTGGTGTAAGATTCAATAAGAACTTAATCATTAACTTCCTCCATACACATAATCTACAATACCAGCAGGATGATTCACACCTTCAATAATCTTGAAAGTTGCATACTCATCAAACTCTTTTTCATAATAATCACTGAACTCTTTAATGAACAACTCTTTGCAGTGTTCTTTAGATTCGGCAGAGATTACAACCATACCACTGGTATAATCAATTAGAACTTCTTTGATAATGTAGAGATTCATGATTGAGGTTGCAGATTGTACTTGTCACACATAAGATCTCTCACCAATTCACGATCATAACTGTCACCAAGGAAACTTTGACCTTTGATCTTATGAATCCTGATGATGTCATTGGTCGCCTTGCGAGCGATGGTACGATTGGCGCCCATGGGATAGATACCATTTGGACCATAAAAATCCATCACATAATCAATAAAGTGATTGATTTCTTCTTTTTGAAGAGTCATGAGTGATTTGGTTGACTCTATTATTATAAGGGCAGACTGGTGGGGAGTGAGGGGGCCTTGTGCCAGTTCTTAGAGTGTCACAGTTTAATGATTAGTAAACTCGTATTCGGTGTCTGATGGTAAAGGTGTTAATCTTCCCTTTCCTTTTCTTTTTTGTTTTGTATTTAATTGGCGACCAACTTGAGCAAATTGTTTTCCCGTTTCTGGATTCATTTCACCAAATCCTGCTCTTTGATATAAACGTGATCTTGTGTTTTTCTTTGTCTCACCCTTTTGATCATCATACCTATTATTTTCAGTAGGACGATTGGTGACAATTGATCCGTGTGGAAGACGATGTTCAACATCTTGTTTCCATACATCTTTTGCTGCACGGACTAACTCAGTTCTTCTCTCTGGATCTTTTTCCAGTTCTGATGGTCTATCACTATGATTCCACGTTACATTAAATACTCTCTTTCCATCCTTTGTTCTTCCATTATGACTCACATTATAATAAATTCCCGTCTCTTTATCACCTACTGACATCCATCCTGGACCACCAATCACATCACTCTGTGTAGAAGAATGGCGATTCAATTCGGGATTGTCTGCACCGTGTCGAACAAATTTTCTGGTTCTCATCTGTTGTAGTATTTTCTTTGTTTTTGATGAATATGGTCGTTCATCACGATCTTCTGCCTTCTCTTCTGGTGTCTTACCTGATGGCAACTTCTCATCAGGAGCATAATACTTTTCTGCAATGAGAAGAAATTCTTGAAAAGTCTTCATTTTCTTTTTGGTTGAGTTTTAGTTCTTGGTTTAAATCTACTATTTGGGTTATCCTTAAAATATTTTTTTCTATATTGAACTGGAATCTTTGGAGAATGTATTACTCCCGTGTCGTTTGAGATATGTTTTTCTGCATATTTGGGATTCATAGTAGTTGAATAATGTTCTCTCCCCCATTTATCAACTGCCCTTTGCCCATCAGTTTTCATCACTTTACCTGGAGTACCAATGCTCTTTTTAGGAACTCTAAATGAAATCACTTCTGTATTTTTTTCGCCATGTCTACTACCAAAAGATTGGGCAATTCCTCTATCTGTTGATGTATAAACATCTGAAGTATTAAATCCGGATTTTTTAATCTTATCTGCAGATGATTTGGGTGTGCCATGATACATTCTTACAAGTTTTATTCTTTTTGCTTCTTCTAAAAACTCTGAGAAAGTCTTTCCTTCTTTAAAAGATCTAATATTGTTTTTTGCTCTTTTTGCGCGAAGTTCAGATCTTCTTGCTGATACTTTATCGGGATTCAAGTCTTTTTGATAAGTAACTCCACCAAATTCGGCATGTTTGTTATACTTTGGTAATTTTGATCCTCTAACTGTTTGACCACCACGATCTCTTGCGGTTCTTCTTCTTCTGGTTTGTGTGAGTCTATTTTCTGTATCTCCTGGAGACTCACCATGAACTGGTAATCTGTCGTTAGAACTTAAACGACGATTACGAATGATTTCTTTTTGAGATGGACTCAAACGATCATCAACCTTTGCTTCCTTTAACATCTTTAAGAAATACTTTTTAGATATTTATGGTGTTGATGACCTATACAATGGTGGTGGTAGATCTCTTTGTAACATATACGCTAATTTTCGCTCTTTATTAATTTGAATAGGAGAAGGAACATTGAATTTTCTTCTGATTCGTTCATCTGCATATTGTTTACTTCTACCACTGCCAGCGTCTTCTTGAAACTGTGAAAAGGTTTTCATTTTTTATTGTTATTTAGAAAATTCGCATGAGAGAACACTCTACGATTTACGAATTTTACAATTACCTCTTCATTTTGAAGAACAAACCCTTCATGATTAATTTCTTCTCCATACAAATAAGAAGCAGGGGCACGATCAGCACGACAAAAGTGTAGAAAATCCAGTTTTACACTCTCTGCAACTTTCCAGAGAGAAATCAAAGCAGGATTATCAAACTCTTCAGGTATAATTTCACGATTTTCCCAAATACATGCATTAATTTGTTTTTTAATTTCTTTGACTTCCTTTTCGGTTGCAAACGTGACTGTAGTTGCCATCTGTTTGATGAATCCAATCACATCTACAAAGTCTTCACAATCTACAGTCTGATGAGCAGAATTATCTACAAAATATACATCATCATCAGACTCAAACTGAGGCGCTGAACCCATTACATAAGCATCTTTGAGTTCACCTTCCGTTGCCCATTGAGTATGAACAGAGACAATAATCTTTTGAGTAACTACTTCTGAAAAGATGTAAGAAATTGTATTGGGTTGAACAACGTCAGAATTACCAGTCCCCAGAAAATCACATTGAAAGATAGAATTTGTGCGAGGTAGATAATCAAAACAATCATGAAGAATGTCTACAACTTCACCTTGAAAGTGTGAATCAATTTCTTCATGAGAATGACAGAGTTTGATCTTTACTTTGTTGAATGCAGATTTTGTAGATACAAAGAACTTACCTGTTGCAGGATTCTTACCAAAAACTACAGCAGGACTCCCATCAATCTTGGTAGAAAGATGAAAGTCCTTTGTGAGTGCATTCAAAGCACGAAAGTCTCCAGTGAGAATAAAATCCTCAAAGTGATCCTGATGTAGATTCTTCATAAATCGAACGAATGAGTTGTTCAGTGTTATTATAAGGCAAGAAAGGGCACCCCGAAGGATGCCCTGTGCCAGTTGTCAGAGTGTCCTCAGACAATTACAGAAGCATTGTATCGGACCTCATCAAAGGTATATTCCTTGATGATTTCACCGTTCTCAAACACAGTTTCAAGAACTTCTTCAGCATCAGTCCTACCTTCCAGGTCAGTGAAATAACCTTCATCATTACGATAGAGTGTTACACGACCTTTCTTGGATTCTTTACCCATATCGGTAATTGGACTCTTATACACATCTCTTTGTTCCCCTTTAACTTCAATTGAAGAACACTTCATTGCAAACTTCTGAGTATCACGGTCAATACTTTGAAGAAGTTTACCACCTTGACCGAAGGCAATGTTGTCTGCAGAATATCCAGCAGTCATTGCTTTATAAAGAATTCGGTCAATCGTATCTTGAGTAATACCATCACCCTGAATAATACGAACGTGATTAAGGACTTTGAATCCTTTATCATTTACCGTGTGTCCGTAGTGACTATCAAGAATCTTAAGGCACTCAGTTACAACTTCTGGAGGATAACCACTATCAGGACGAACCACAAGAGTTGCACCAGAGTTGATTACATCATCCTTCAGAACAGTGCCCCACATATGACAGGCATCGTAAATGTTATAACTATCACTTACGCAAGCAAAGAGACCGTTAGGTTTGCCGTAGAGTTTTACCATATTACGGTAAGAATCTTCTTCACCCTTTCTACCCCAAGAAGTCACGGTGCTATGTTCCATAGCAGGAATAGAGAATCCTGCCATATCAATGTTGTAGTATTCTTTACCATAAAGCAAAGCACTTACCGTATCAGTTCCCTGAAAGTTTACAAGGTGTGCGAGACCACCAATACCAGCAGACTCAAAGGAAGATACACCACGAGCACCGAAATCGTGAAGTTTGAACTCAATCGTTCTGGGATCTCCAGTTTTCATCAAGTAATCGTGAATGATTCTCTTACTTTCGTAGGAGTTAGTAGCAACCGTAGTTCCATACCAAATACTCCTGAGAAGTGCAGTCTCAATATAACTTGTCAACCAAGCACATTGAGGGTCAGTATTTTCAACAGTAGCAAGAACATTCTTCACAGGAATTACAGAACCTTCAGGAACTGCTTTGATACGAATAGGCAACTTACCACCGTATTGACGAAGAATATACTCCCAACCTTCACGATTGAAAGGTTCTCCGTGTCCCCCAGCAATCAGTTCAGCAAAATCAATATCTTCCTGAGTAATAGGATTAGAAAGATACTCCTTTAGAAAGATTTGAAGACCGAAGAAAACAGTTTGTTTCCAACTACCTCCACGACTTTCAACATAGGAATATACATTCGTAGTCCCTTCGGGATACTGATTGTATTGCGAAAACTTGTAAGAATCTGTGTTTGTGATAATCGTTTTGTTAATCATTTTAAACTCCTTAAAATGTGGACAATGCCTTCGGTCTATCCAAAGGACTTTTGTGTTTTAAAGTCTTTACACCTGACTATGGTTGGTTTAACACTTAAACAGTTCGTTACCACTGTGAATATTATTCAACATTTGTTGATGTTGAGGTGATCCTGCTTGTGGGTCAATATCGTGCTTAAAAACAAGAGCAAGATGTCTTTGAATCAACTCTACTTGCTCATCAGTAAGAGAATTTCCTGGGGTTGTAGATGCTCCATAAATTTCAAAATAACCCTGTAACCAATAACAAAACTCAGTTGCTTTCATAGTAGATAATGTGTTAAGGTTGATATTCTACCACAGTTACGTCAGCATAGCAAGCAACATCTTCTGAGAACTTTTCAATCATCTTAGAAATCCTACTCCAATCACCACCAGCAAGTCCAGCACCGATTTGAGGGAAACCGATTTTAATTCTAGATGGGCAATATAAAACACTTTCAGCAAATAGTTTTAAAAATCGTTGAAATGCCTCATACTCAAATACATCGGAACCGGAACTCCATTTGTATTGAGTGTAAGCATTTACGACCGTAAATGCATTCTCATTTACTTCAACTATTGCTTCAGTCCATATGCCTAGTTTGATTGCTTCTCCGTATGCAGTGCATTTATCCGCTTCCAATACTTCTGGGTAACGGTCTGCAAGTTGTTTTGCAATACCACCACCCATAGTGTGAAAACAGTTGCATCCGTGAACGATAATATCAAACTTACCTTGTTCTGCGAGTTTGATTAGGTCTCCTTTAATGGTTTTCATTTAAACTCCAGTAAAATAGTTGATGATTTCGTAATGGTCTTCGTAGCACTCACTTGGATTGATTTTGGAAATTGGAATCCATTTTGCAGATGTAGCATCACTTCCACCTTTGACTTTTGGAAGTTCTCCGTTAGGAAGTTTGATGTGAAATGCGTGAGTGATTGTCCTACCTCTGGTGCTTCGTTCAATCGCATCAAAGACTTTTGCTTCTACTATATTACCACGAAGAACTGGAGCAGGCACCTTGAGTTGAGTTTCCTCCCTTACCTCCCGTATCATAGCATCCTCTAGTGACTTGTCGGTTAAGGCATCCAGGAACCCTCCAGGAAGGGCAAGGAGACCCTTTCCAGGTTCTGCCCGACGACGAATCATCAGAATGTGCCCACACTGCACTACGACGGCATCCACCGTCACGAAGGTTGGGGGATATGGGAAAGAAGCATACTGAGACTTATATTTCTCAACAAACTCAATCTCACGAAGAATTTGTTGATAATCTTCTGTTTTAGAAAACTGATTAAGAAACTTCAAAACTTCTTCAGGAATTACATTCTTAATGAAGTTTTGATTAAAGTCTTCTTTGAAATAGAGTTCTCGGATTTGAGAAGCACTCAGTTCTTCAATCAAAGGAACTTCTACCAAGTCCCACTGAGGGAACATATCAAGATAGAAAGAAGACTCATCCTTTTTATGTCCGATGATTCCAATTCTAGAACTTTCAAAAGGATTAATTTTATTTACAATATTTTGAACTCTTGTTGCCCAGGCATCATCATTGTAGATAGTGTCGGAATTTGAATGAATACTATAATTAGCATTCATCATCATTAAAGTTTCGTCGATTAGATGTTCCCGTTCCTCATATGAGAAAGGATTCTTAAAAGTTCTTGGTTGATTTGCAGAACCAACAATAATCGCAGTGTGTTCTGCGAGTTCCATTGCTCTTTTAATAATCTCCAGATGAGCATTATGGAACGGTTGAAATCGACCAATAAAAACAATTACATCATATTTTTTCATAATTCTAAACTCCTTAGAATGTTGTGTTGTTAGAACGTCTATCGTTCTAATGTATGTATTATAATGGAAAGGGGGGGCACCTGTAAAGTGCCCTGTGTGCCAGTTCAGAAAGTGTCAGTCATAGGTCTTGACCACTTCTTCTTTTACTGGTTTCTTATTAGAAAGTTGTTGATTTATCCAATTATCCACTACTTCTAGATCAGGATCATGAGAGTTATATACAGATTTAAAAGGATGAAAACGACAATCAATCCAAATGCCAAACACATTCATTTGAGCATAATAATAAGGGTAATCTCCATAACTACCATCCCAAAGGGAACTATTACGGGAAACGATACGGTATTTCATAATCACTTACCAGTCAGACCACCAGGCAGGAAATCCATCTTAGCACCGTTGATAATCACCATCTTTTGAATGCTACCATTCTCAAATGCTGCTTTGAGGATTTCGTTACGTTGATACTCCAGAGATTGAGTCGTCACAGTAGAAGCAAGTGCCTTATTCTCTTCTGCTTTCAGTTGAGCAGTGCGAGTTTTCACCTCTTGCTCTTTATTTGCCGATTGGGCAGCAACCACACGGTTCACAGAGGCAACCAGTGCGTCAGGCAGGTCTGCTTTCACAACCACAACGGATTCAATATCAATCTTACCGGCAAGGTTGTTCTTCTCAAGAGACAGATTCAGATTCTGTTTGATAGTTTCTTGAATCTTATCCAGACTGCTGTTCACTTCCAGAGCAGGATATTCATCAACCGATTGGTTCACGGCAGAAGTAATCAGACGTTTGATGAAACTTGCCATCAGTTCAATCTGACCATTCTCACTGACACCGTGATTGGTAATATCATAACCAGTGTAGAAATTATACAGACTGGTGGGAGACAGACTATAAGTAACCACAACATCCATATCTTTCATAATGGTGTTGTCTTTGGTCTTGGGAGTCAGATCACTGGATTGTACCGTGATCTTACGAGTGTTGAATACCTTAATAGAACCGAAACCATCGTATTTGATACCAGGAGTGAGAACTTCGTTCTTCACCTGACCATCAAATCCAATATAGAGACCATTTTCACCAGTGTTAATCGTAGTGAATTGACCAGCAGTGAGAATCAGTGCCAGAAAAACACCGCCAACACCAATAGCAATTTTTCCAGTAGACATAATTTAAGTTAATTAAGTAAAGAACAATCAGTCAGAAGTGAGACCAGCATAGATAAATGCTGCTCCCAGAATAAGAATCAGAACAAGAGGTAGCATCTTGATAAAGAACAAGACAGGAATACCTCTTGCAAGAAGCACAAGAAGAATCAGAAGTATTCCGATTCCTGTGCCAAGAATGCGTCCAATCATTTTACATCAGGGAGTAATCCAATCGTAACCATCAGGTTCTTTAACAGTCTCATACCCATCATATTCATCAATACGATAAGGACCAGAGACTTCTTCAATAGCAAGTTTAGCATACGAACCGTTTGCTTTGTCACCTAGTTCTTCTACAACCTGAACAAGAATAGGGTCGTGACGGGCAACATTATCGTAATACCAAGTTTGTTCGGAATGCTTTTTGTTGTAAGCAATTCGTTCTTCAATTGGTGCAGAATACCAGGGTTCTGGTTTTACAGCACGTTCTTCAGGTGGAACCAACCAAACAGTGAACATATCAAGAGAATTAAATTCTTTGTATTGTTCAATCCAAACTTCTTTGCCTTGAAGTTCCCAGTAACGCTTACATGCTTCACGGGACAGATTGAACCCACCGAATTTGGCATTATATACTACTTTAGTCATAATCAAAGTTTAAAGGGAGAAACAATCACACGAGGTTCAACATAAACAGGACGGGTTTTGCCACTACCAGAAGGATCGGAACACATCACCCAAGTACCTTCGGCACTGTCAGGAGAGAAGAGACCATTAGGATCTGCCTGTGGAAGAGTTGTGCCAGTGTATTCATACTTCTCTGGATTAGTGTATTGAGTAGCAGCGGGAAGACCATACCCAATAGAGTTACACAGAAACACTGGACGACCAGTAGTTTCAGGAACAGTGTAAGTATAAGTCACCAGACCATCCTGGTCACGCATTTCAATAATCTGCTTCAGCAATTTACGTTCACGAAAGTTCTTG